CGTGTGTCCAAGACTCCTACGGGTTTTTCAGGATTGTTAGGATCTGTGACTTCAATATAATTTTTCTTGCTTTGTATCCATTTCCATGCTTCTGCTTTATCGTAGCCCAGTTTGAGCGCCATGTTGGCTGCTCGTTCGTCGGCATCGTATTCCGCTTCCCATCTAGGGTTGGTACTGATCGATTTTGCAGGATGTAGCGCGCCACGGCGTTGGTTGATCAGATGCCCCACTTCATGTGCGAGTACAAACGCTAGTACCGAGTCCGGGGCATCCCAAAACACAGGATAACTTAGGTATATGTTGTTGGGTGAGGTACCAAATGCTGCTCGGCTGCTGCCTACATTTCCAAAGCCGGAGGTGACACTTATAACTTGTAATATGCCTCTATCTTTTCCCGACAGCACCCGCATCTTGTTTAAGATATTTTCTGCACGTTGTTTAACTAGTTGTGCACCGGCTTGGTAATTGGAAACCCCCGATATGGTATCGGATCCGGCATTACCAGGGTATGCGGATTGTGGATACGCTTCCGCCAGAACCTGCAAGCGATCGATCAGTGTGCGGTATTGTTCTGCTGGTGTCATTGCACTTGCCCGGTATCAAACGCCGCGATCTTTTTTAAGTGCGGATTGTGCGGCTGCTGCTACTACTTCTTGAGCTTGGTTCACTGGCATCTTGACCGGTCCAGGTTTGTCTCCACCTTTGAATGTGAGTTCAACTGCATCCGGTGCCATAGGATTGAATATACCGTTCAGCGGTGGTTGGCTGACTAGACTTTGTAGTGTGTCTGGATCAATGTCGATGCCCAGGCTTTGTGCTCGTTTGATAAATGCCGCAACGGGCATTTGCAATTTAGCAGAAGTATCTTCAGCACGACCCAGGGCAAACTGGGCCAAGGCCATGAGTTTGTCTGGGGTGTCGCCGGTTTCTACTTCCGTGATCCGCATTATCTGCGCTCGCGGCCTAGAGCTGCTGCTGGTGCGGCTGCTCCTGTTTCTTCAGGTGCTGGTGGCATTTCTCCGCCGGGTGGAGGACCTGCTAGTCCCATATCACCGCCCGGTGCTGCGGGCATACCCATGCCGCCTGCTGCACCCATATCACCACCGGGCACAGGTGGTTGTCCGGTAACTACACCAAGTGCTTGCTCTAACTGCTGCTTACTAGCTTGCAAGTTTTGAACCAAGCCGCTGAGTGCTGCCTGTGCATCATTGTTGAACTGAGCGGCTTGCTCTTGACCAATCTGATTCTTGATTGAATCAACCAGGGCCGGCAGTTCTTTGAATTGCATCTCGGTGCTGTCTTCGATCATGCTCTGCATCTTGTCAACCATGTCTTGTGCGGCCAACACTACTTGAGCTTGTTGCACTTCACCTTCACTGAGGTAGTAACCATGGGCTTGAGCACGACGACGCCATTCTTGTACTGTGGTAGAGGTGTTAACACTATTCAGTTCGTTTTGCTTGTCGGTCACTTGTTTTTTTAGATCTTCAAGTTCTTTTGTCAGTTGATCTTTTTTGTCCATTTTTTGCTTTGCAGCCATGGCAGCAGCTTGTTGCGGATCCATACCCACTGGGTTGGTCGCTCCTGGCCCTTGAGCAGCCATCTCATCTTCATAGATCCGGTTAGCCAGTGCCTGTTCCATCATCATCATCTTGAGATAAGCAGGATTCTTTTCGCTATGATGACGAGCAGAGCTGCTACGCACTTCGTTCAAAGCACCGCGCACTTGGCGGTACATGCTGTGCAGTTGCTTGCGATTCAGAGAATCAATTTGAACTCGTTGATCAAAATGACCCTCGAATACTTTAGCGAGTTGTTGTGTGGGGCGTGTTACGGCCAGTTCGTTTAGTTTCATCTGAGTTTCCTCGTAGTTGCCAGTATTTAGCCAAATTTATACATTTCGCTAGTTCTTTTTCCAGTACCTGGCTTTGTTCTTGCCTAGCACTTGTCTTATTGATCAAGTTTTCCCAGGTGTGCCCTGATGTGCGCTCGGCTAGGCTACGCCGCACATATATGTCATTTCGTAATCGTGTTATGGATTGATCCAGCTCTTTGATCTGTCTGGCTAGATTAAATCTGTGTAAGTTGTCTGCTATGCACCAGGCCAAGGCAGATTTTGTGCCCGAAAATACGCCCACAGCATCGTCTCTCAAACGCACTTGGAATAAGCCTTCAGTAGGATGTATAGTGTATCTGCCAAACACTCGGTATTTTTCTCCATCCTCAATGATAACTTGATCAAGGATACGGGGCAGTTCGCGCTCTGCTAATGCAGCAAGTTTTCGACTGGCTTTCATTTTAACACATAGTGTGATACTAACCAGCCCACAGTACCCACAAGGAAACCAATGATGCCAATGCCCCAACTGATCAGTCGATCATTTTGTTTTGCTGACATTTTCTGCATCATGTCATGTACTTCTGACATCATGGTTTTCACCGAACTCACATCTGATTCCACATTTTGAATCTTGAGTTCCAGCATGCGATAACGCTCAGCACATAACTCAACATGCGCTTCGAGGCTTTTCTTTTCAATATCTGTAGTGTCCATGAAGTTATTTATGGTCCAGGGCCTCAAACCAAATGTTCACATCTGGCCGTAATAATGTAGTGAGTTCTTGCTCTACATAGTTTATTACGGGCACGCCGGCGCATGCTTGCCGTAATCTTCCCACCGAATCATTATCAATCCTAAACACATCTTCAAGATCTGTGTCAAAGTCAAACTGCCAACGAGTATTTTCTAATCTCACACGACTCACACGAAGAGGTTGTGTGTAAAGACTTATCAACTGCATTATGGTTTCCCAATTGCGTTGTTGATTTCTACTTCTCAACCATGTGGCTCGATCTGTGACAGCTTGTCCTTGTTGATCACGAAATGGCAATATATTTTCACGAAAGTGGCCAGTGACTCCTGTGGGTGTACAATCAAAATCGGTAGTTACTCGTATGCTTAGGGTCATGGCGTATTTACGGCCAAAAAAAAGCCCTGGAAATAAACCAGGGCCTTGTTTTTACTACTGTCTAAAATTAGACTGGAGTGAAGTTGACTGCGCTTGTGGTGAATGTAGCATTACCGGAACATGAGTTCAATTGCAGATTCAAACCACCGCTTGCCACTGTAGCACTGGTGTTAGCAGTGGCCAACAATGTGACATTGCTGTAAGCACCTGTGGGGTACACAGCCAGGTTCAATATTGTAGGTGCAGCTGGGCTGACCTGATACATTGCCACTGTGGCTTTGGTTTGGATAGCTTGAATAACATTGTTCAGATATCCGTTGACATTTGCAACAGTGTTAGCACCGTCCATAGCGCCGTTGGCGACCAAGCTGAAGAAGTCCAGCTTGGGGCCTTGGAAGTTAACTGACCCGGTGTTAGCAATGTTTGCTGTGCCTGTAATGTTACCATTTGCTGTGTCCATATTGAACACTGGTTGCATTGTTCCATTGACTTTTGTAAATCCTGCCATTTTTGTTTCTCCTAAAAAGTGAGCGTGTTTGCCCTACTCTTATTTATGAATCTGGCAAAAAAACATGCCCTTGTCTAGTTGTTTCTGGCTTTGTTTCTGGCAGTAAAGTCAAATCTGTTCACGGCTTTGCCATAGCCTGCAGGGGTAGCAAACACCCATCCTTCATTGCCCGGGACCTGTGCATCTAGTTTGCCCAGCAGATCCAGTTTGAGATCATGCAGCAATTCAAACAACAAGAACGCAGCAGCTAGGCCTTGCTCGTTTGAGGTAGGACTACGCAGATATTGTGCTATATTGCTGACCTTTTGTGGTGTTTGAGTTTGTTGCAACCAGGCCATGAATCCCGGCACTAGATCACGGAAATCACCTGTGTAAGCAGCATGTCTTGGATCTACTCGTTTGTTAATGTAGTCAATGGCCAGCTTGGCCAGGTCAGTGATCTTCATGGCTCGCAGTTCCATGGGATTGAACAATGTGTCTATGGCTGCGCGATTCTGGCGCAGTAATGCTCGAATCTTTTTAGCTATGTCGTTGTTCTTGGGAACTGCTTGAGCATAGATAGGTTCTATCAACAACAATCCTGGTACTGTATTGAACTTGACTCTGCTGAGTGGTTGCTTGGGGGCATCCACATCTGCATACATAGTGTGAACTGCTACGCCAATTTCGCTGTTTGCTATCTTCTTTCCTAGATCACTGGCCACAGGAATGCGGTATGCTACTGTGTTGGGTCGGAATACAAGATTACCTGCTTCTACTTCTGGAGTAGATGTATATAACAGATCACCCTTGACATAACCACGAAAGTTCTCAGGTGTGGCTGCTTCGAGATATGGCCAGATGGCCTCATATGTGGGCAGCAGGGTTTGTATTCTATCTGCTTTATTGCCTTTGGCAGCAGCATTGGCATCTCGTCGCGCCATGTCTGTGGCAACCTCATCGGTGCTGGTGAATAATCTTTCCGCGGTGAAGCCTGCATCATCTGTGAGCACAAACTCACCGGTGTCAGGTTTGCGACCAAATACCACAGC